CAAGAGCTACAACTTTATTCGCTTGGACAATGGACAGTTTGCCTGCCAACCCAACAATCGTTGCTTGTGGTATGATGTGAGCCTGGTGCCAGCTGTGTTAAAAACACCCGACTTCAAAATACCCACAGACGTTTACTGTGTGGAGAATCAGGCCAAATGGTCTGTTGGTGGCGACGACTCTTGGTTTTACCGTGGAACAGAAACATCATGAACCCTTATCCTGTATATCCAGAAAACACCGGTGAAAATGATCGGCCTTGCTTGCCGTATTCACCTGTATAGAATTTGGCCTTAGGACCGAATGGCCGGCTGCTGGCCTGGTGACGCGATTCGCTACCGTAGATCCAGAAGTGAGCTAATTACATACATGATCATAGGCAACCAAAAACCCATACGAATCATTGGCTACAGTGAATCATCTATGACTCAAGAGTTTGTAAATGAGATATCAAAAACACATGTTTGCACAGTGATATCACCAGAAGACTTTAAAACCCATATAGATGACTGTTATCAATACATAGTATCAGTCACGTTTGACTTGCAAGAACGTAAAGAGATATTAGAGCATGTAGATCGGCTTGACTTGGATTTAGTAACTTATGTCCATGATAATGCCATCATAGATGGGAGTATTGCACCGGGATCTTTTGTGTTTCCTTTTTGTAAGGTAGGTATACATGCCAGCATAGGTAGACATTGTATTATAGGTCCTTACAGTATGATTGGACATTTTAGTGTATTGAATTCAAACTGTATTCTTAGACCCGGGGTCATGGTCACCCACAAATCTACAGTTGGCAAGAACTGTGTTCTAAACATAAGGTCAACTGTGACCAATAAGGTGCATATCATAGACCATGTGGAACTTAAAGCATTTAGTACTGTGACAAAAAATATCACCCAACCGGGCGTTTACATTGGATCACCGGCCCGGTTAATGACTACGTCAACTTAGTTGTTGGGTTAAATTATCTATTATCTGTTGGCAGGTTAATATTTCTGTAACATGATCTATGCCTTGACCAATATAAACGTGTCCATTTTTTTTGCCATGTATTCCGCGCACTAATCCTATAGTACCATTGGCATCATCAGGACCACAATAGGGCTCAAACTGCAAGGCACTTTGTTTTCGCTTTACACCACCAACTTGATGCACAAATTTTGTCAAGTCGGCACTTTGTTTTTGTATGACTGCTAATTTGGTTTGTGCGCTCAGTGGACTTTCTACACTGAGCGCCAACACTGTACCCACTGCAACCATTTCTGCCCCTAGGTCCATGTAATCCTTGACCTGCTTGGCTGTGCCCACACCTCCATAAGGTATTAACATGGCCTTAGGAGTCAATTCACGTTGTGTTAAAAATAATTCTCGTATTGCATGGGATCCGGTAAATCCAGCACTTTCGGTACCTTTGATGCAAAAACCATCAAGTAAATGTAGATCCATGGTAGCTTGATCCACTGGGTCGTATATGCGTTTAAAAATCTTGGTCCCTATGGACTTAATTGGTTGCAATAATGCAATCAGATCGTCGGTCAATTCTTCTTCGGTGGCTGTGAAATTAAAGGTATTGTTGACACCGTAAATAATTTCTATAGTAGGAATACTATGAGATTTTACAATGTCTTGCACAGCCGACGACTTGTATTCGTATAATTCAAAACTCAGGTGTATGCGGTTGCTTCCTGTACTTTGAACAAATTTGTCTAAATCGCGTTGCATGAGTTCGGGCTTGCCGTTGTAGGTCCAAGAACACAGGCTCGGGTAACCTCCGGCCTTGTAAATTGCAATGGCCAGTTCTAGGGTTGATCCTTTGTTCATGCAGGCTTCTAAAATAGGATATTGAGATTGAAATATTGCTGGCATGAATTATTTACAATTAAAATGTTTAATCAACCATTTTCTTGACAGTTTTCCTGAATCTGATCGAGGTATGCTTTCTAATTGGCTAATCTGAGCAGGATAACAAACAGAGTGTATAAGTTGCAAGCCTTGTACGACTCGAGACATGTCCACGTCGCCAACATATGCGCAGTTCACCGTTGAGTTTCCAAAAATCACGATTTCTTGTAGTTCTGGAATGGCCTTGCGCATCTGCTGTTCAATACTCACTGGATCTAACTTGTAACCTCGCACATTGATACGATCAACGCCTCGGCCCAGTATTTTATAATATCCGCATTGGTCTTGCTCGGCCAGGTCACCGGTATCAAACCAATCCTGGGTGTAGGCATTGGAGCTCTTGATCCATAGATAGCCATCTCTTATGTCGGCCTCTACACCAGTGGTGGGCATGCCCACGGTGCCAGGTCGTTGAGACCCAGACAAAGGATTGCACAAAACATGACTCATGGCTTCGGTCATGCCAAAATATTCTATTACCGGCACCTGAAATTTGTGTTGTAGTGCCTGATACAGTTCCGGGCTCAGTGGAGCACTACCACTGCGGATCAATCTCAATGCAGTCAATGGCAGTTCGTTTATGACAGACAATATGTCAGGTATGGCCGACACAAATGTGGGTTGGTAATCGACCATCTGTCGCACCTGGCGCACCGACAAAAAATGTGTTTCACATCCTGCGTCTCGTGTGGCCCAGTAAAGAGATTGCCCATGTGCATGCCAAAGGCTCATTACTCCCACATACCTATCGTTAGCAGTGATTTCCAAATCTTGCTGTATTGATCTTACAAGGTTATCAAGTTGTTGTTGTGTAAAACTATAGAATTTGCTGTCGCCCACAGTGCCTGAAGTATACCACAGCAGTCGTTCGTTGCTGTAGTCGCCACCTGATCTTTGTTGTTGGTGATTGGGTTCAATCAGAAGGCTCCAATCTGACTGATCCAAAAGATATTTTTTCCTCGCGGGAGTATAATCTGGATTCACGATCATGATGCTGTAATCATCCAATTGATCTATGTAGTCCTGAGGATTAGGGACACACAACACTGCTCTTTTCATTGACCTACCTGGGAAATTTAATATATAATAAATTACTTATAAAAGAAAAAAACTCCAAATGAAAATGACATTGTTGGCGCTGGGCATGATCTGGATTTCGGTGGTCCAGGCTCAGGAAGTCATACGCATACAAACTCCCTACACAGCCAGCCACAGTGGCACTCCGGCCATGTTGCGTATCATCGAAACAGCCAACAATATTCAAAAAGATTATGCCTTTGTATTGGAATTCCGTCCTGGCGGCAATCAAGTCATAGCGGTTAAACAAATGGATCAAGATACACAGCGCAATTTGGCCATCATTGCAGCATCTTTTATTGAAAATACCGAACAGAAAATTTTATCAGCCGCAGACTATGTTCCTATTTGGAGTTTGGGTGATGCCTGCTGGATGGTCATGTCCACTGTAACCAGTAGTTCATCGATTTTTGGACTCAGAGATTCCAAAGAGCTCACAGTGGGTACTGTGGGATTTGGCAATGCCACTCATCTCACTGCCTTGCAGATTGGAAAGAAATATAATTTAAAAATACGTTTGGTACCATTCAAGTCCAACTATGATGCGGTAATAAACATGGCCGGCAACAACGGAGTGACTTTTGGTATCGATACTCCAATTACATTTGAAAATCTACGTTCAAAAAATCCACGTCTGAAAAATTTGGCTGTGAGTTGCCCAAAACGTTTGCCAGAGTATCCAGATGTGCCTACACTGCGTGAGCAAGGTATAGTGGCGCCGTCGGTAATCAATATTGTTATTGCCAATCAGGCCATGTCAGCAAACCGCAGGCAACAACTGGGCAAAATACTTGAACAGGCCACAAATCAGATTGGTGAATCTGAAATAATCAAGTCGAGCGGATTTGTGCCGCCACAGTTTGATCGAATCACTGCGCAGGAACATTTTATCAAAAGCGTAGAATTGATCAGCAAGCTACGTGGTCAATTTGAAAAAGAAATCAAACAACAACAATAATCATTGACAGACTATAAAATATTCTGTATAGTAAACAAATTAAGGAGAATGACATGTCGACCAAAAACTTCAACGCAGAACAAACCCGAAAACTCAACCAGGTAATCAACGAAGGCATGCAGGTAATGCATGAAATTGAAACCCTGACCGGTGGTCTCAACGACACAGTCAGGGCCATTGCCGAAGAGTTGGAAATCAAACCCAACGTCTTAAAAAAAGCCATTCGCCTGGCACACAAGAGCGAGTTTGGTCGCGAACAACAGGATCATGAGTT